TTGGCTTTTTCATTTGTCAAATGTATACAATATGAATTAACAATATTTGTAAATAACTAATTTTAAATTATTGCAATAATGTCAAAAAAAACTTGTAATTTTGAAATGTTCTTAAAAACAAAAAAAGTTTAAAAAAAAATAATTAAAAAAAAAATAAAATAAACAGAACAAAAAACAAAGTGTGTTGCAGATAATTATCTTCCTTGACCTTTGTACTTCTTTTGATAGTTTTTAGAAGATTTTAATTTAGAAGATTTTGTTTTTGAATGTATATTTGGTCTTGAAATATTAGTTTCTACTCTTAAAGAAACAACCGTTTGTTTTGCCATATTAAATAAATTACAATTATAATTATTGTTGGAATAAAATATAAAAAATAATTAGCTTTTTTATCTATTTCTTTTTTCTTTTCTTTTATCTGAACCTTTGTAGTTTGTTGTTTATCTTCTATTTTAGACACTTTTATATCTTGAACTTGTATAGTGTTATCTTTTGTCTTTTTATAGCTTAAAACAACGTTTTTGTACGTTATACCGTTTACTACAATATCTTTACAAGTATCTAATGGAGTAATAGTAAACTCATCAGTTATAATATCATTTTTAGTTTCTATTTTTATGTCCTCTTTCGTCACTATTTTAGTGGAAATTTGGGACAAACTATCCTTCTTAACCTCATCTATCACTACTTTACGTGTACCACAAGATAATAACATTGTAATTACAATAGTAGCTAATAAAACAGATAAGTAAAATTTAATAACTCCTTTATTCTTTGAAATAATTGTCTGCTTCATAAATTCGTCTTTTAGTTAAACCGGCTAATTTTTTTGTACCTACTTTATCCCATCTCAAAAATTGAGTTCTTATTTCAGGGTCATTATGATTTGCATTTACTCTTTTTAATAGTGTACTATTCATCAGATTGGCTACTCCCACATTATAAGCAAATGATACCAAAGAATTAAACTGATTTTGATTTAATGGAGATGTAACACATTTAGAAACTTTTTTGGCAAATTTATCAGCAATGTCTTTAAACATATCAAACGCTTCTGCTCTTGTAATTTCTTTATCTACCATAGTAACTTTTTTACCATCTGCATAAAAAGTATTACCATAACCAATAGTAGCTAATTTAGCAGGACATAAATAAGGCTTTGCACTAAATCCTTCAAACTCACAAATCATTAAATATCCTTTGTTATCTAATTTCATTTTGATAATATTTTTACGATTGTTCCAACTAATCCAGCAGTTAATAAACCTGCAATAAATTTTAATTGACCAATATAAACAGATTTTTTAGCCATATCTAATTCAATAAATTCTAACTTTTCTTTTAAATCAGCTATATCGTGTTTAATAGAATCAATATCAGAAATAACACCTTTATTTCCATTTACTTTTGAACCAACTAAAGCACTGGATATATATTGTAAATCCTCTTTAATTAATCGAAGGTGTTGCTCCATTCTATCTAATCTTTCCTTTTCTTCAGTTGTCATTATTTATTTTTTTCAACAATAGACCAAATAGAACCTATTGCAGTTGATATCAATCCTGATAATGACATAAAATCCGCATCAGTTGTATATCCTTTTAATACCAAAAATCCTCCTATAAATGTTAAACTATGTCTAACTATTCCCATTACTTGCTCTTTATTCATAATTTTAATTTTGTAACTATATCCGTAAATCCTTGAATACTTACATAAGCAGTAGCTATTATTACCCAATCTTGAGATGTTAAATCTCCTGCGAATAATCCAAAACAAGCTATCGCAAAAACCATCAATTTACGTGATATAATCTTGTTTAATATTTTATCTAAATTATTCATCCTAAAACTTCGTCTAATCTATCAGCTTTTAAATACCAATATCCATCTCCTTCTTCTATACTTGTCCAGTTTAATGTTTCTCCACAAGGCAAACCAAAATAAGCATTCACTGTATCTAAAGCTACTTGTGCTTCTTCGTAAGTATTATATCTATATTCTTCCATTGTTAATATATTGTCCAATAACCGTTAATGTTCTTTTCCTTTTCTAATCTATTTAAATTTGATTGGTAACCTATTACTTCTTGAATATATCCATCAAAATATAAAGTAGCAGCAGTTCCTAATTGAATATTAATATTTGTAAATGTTAATATTGCAGCAGTATTTTTTGCAACTCCATTTGTCCAACCTTGTACTAAAGTAGTACTACCTACAGTTGGAGATAAAAACTCATAAAATTTTCTATCTGTATTGAGTACATTTTCTAAAGTTATTGCAGTTGAATTTGTACTTATTCCAGCATATACGGCTGAGCCAGCTGCTGAATATGGAAAATAAAATCTATTTGTTCCTAATCCATAACCACATTGAGCTCCTGCCGTTGTTACACGTTGTCCAACCCAATATGATGACATATTATTAGTGTTTGAAGTAGTATCAGCTAAAGTTAAGTTTTGATTTGATGCTCTTGTAAATCTTACGGCAACTTTTCCGCCTGACCTTTCTAAGTCAGCAGTTGTTGAACTCACTAATCTTGGTTGTTGTCCTGCGAATGCATTTGTTGGGTTTTTCCCGTTACCACTTTGGTCGTACCACGTAACAACAAAAATATTTTGATTAGCAGTTACACCAACATCAGCAGTTCCATATCCTGCTATTGCAGCAAATTGCCCTAAATTAATTGCAGTTGTAGCAGTACCAGAAGCATAAGTTATTGGACTGGTTAAACTTATTTGATTATTAGAATCAAAACCCACATTGACTTCAGTAGAAGTTACTGCAGTTCTTCTAACTCTTAAACCAAAACCACTATAAGAAGTTTTTAATTTTCTTAAAGAATAAGCGTGATGTATATTTGTTGGATATAAATCAAGAATTGGAAAATGATTTCCATAAAAATAATTAGTGCCTATATATCCACTTTGTATAGTGGTTGTATTAAATTTAACACTTGTATCTGCATTTATCGTTCCAATTTCTATTGCCATAATTATGCAGTTATAAAATATAATGTATTAGCATCTTTTGTTAAAGCAGCGTATTCAGCAGCAGTTACAGTAGCAATTTTTGAAGTTGTATATGTAACTTCTTGTGAGCTTACTTGAACACCACTTGCACCAGACACAACTGCACAAGCAGCTTCAACGTATGCAGTAGTCGCTAATCTTGTTGAGTTGTTTAATGCTGATTGAGTTGGAGCAGTTGGATTACCTGTAAAAGCAGGTGATGCTAATGGTGCTTTTGCTGCTAAATCAGTTGTTAAATTTGTAACTTGTGCTTGTGTAATAGTTGGAATATCTGTTGCAATTAATGAAGTTCCAGCAGTTACTAATCCTTTACTATCATAAGTTATTTTAGTATTTGTTGCTCCTGTTATTGCAGCATTTGGAACAACCCCTACAGTTGCACCTGTTGCTATTCCTGATAGTTTTGTTTTTTCAGCAGGTGTAAATAATCCAGCATTTGTACCGTCTGCTAATGTCAAAGTTGCAGAAGTTCCTGTACTACTTGTTACCAACCCATTTGTAGGAGAAGCAGTATATCCTAAATTAGTTGCTCCGCTATATTGTGGAATGTTTAAAGTTGCACCTGTTAAAGTAGCTGCACCACTTGTGCCTGTTGTGGTTAATGTTATTGCATCTTGTTTAGTGTCTAATTGACTCTTTACAATTACATCTGTACTTACTGTTCCTGCTGTAGCAGTTATTTTACCATTGTTTTGTACTGCTGCTTTTATTACTCCTCCTTTTCTAAAATTAGCAATATTAGCACTAACAGCATCAGTATCAAAATTTCCTCCTACTGATGTTTCTGAATATCCTTGAACACCTATTCCTGTTGAAGAATACCCCTCAACACCTATTCCATTTACACTTATTCCATTTACACCTATTCCATTTACACTTGCCGCTGAAACACCTGTTGAAACACCTGTAGCATTTACAACAATAGGATTAGATGTACTTGCTCCAACATTAGTTACTTCTTGCAGTCCCATAGATTTATTTTCCCAAATATCAGTAGCAGAAGTATAAGCTAATACATTATTATTTGCAGCACTTGTTATTTTTACATTATGTAGTTCGTCTAACTCATAACCGTTATCTACTTTCACAAAGATAGTTCCTTGTGTTATATGAGCGTGAATTACATAACCAATTATAATTAAATGATTTGGAGCAGTTGGTTTTACTTTTGTTACTCTACCTGCTACAGTTGGTGATAAATATAAAATGTCACCATCTGCCCAAGTTTCACTTTGCAAAGAACCTGTTGTATTTATGCCTCTAATTAATCCACTTGTGGTTACAAATCCTTCAGCGTTATTTGCTATTGTTTCAGTAACTAATCCAATAGTTTCGGAACTTAAAACATCAGTTGTAGCTTGTGCTAAATCAACTTTCATTCTTTGACCTTGAGCGCCTGTTATTCTTACCGCTTGGTAATTAGCTTCTAATAATGTTATACTTGTAGCAGTTTTATTAACTACTCTTACAACTTGTTCTTGCCCTATTTGTAAAGTAACATTACCACCTTTTAATTTTAAATCTAATGTGCCATCAGTATCATTGTAATACAATGAACCAGCAGCAGTAGGAATATTAGTTGGTGTATTATCAAACTCTAAATTTCCTAATTGAATACCAAACTCACCTAAATTTACATCAGATACTGCTCCTGTATATGGAACTGAATTTGCTATTTTAGTTTTTTCAGCAGCAGTTATTAAACCTGCATTTGTAGCATCGGCTAAAGGTATAACTGCACTACTACCTGTGCTACTTGTTACAGTACCGTCTGTAGGACTTGGTGTATATCCTAAATCAGTAACACCACCACCACCACCACCTGTAACTTGATTTATATTTACAGTAGTTAGATTTGGATTTACAGTTATTGCAACTGTTTCTACTGTTTCGGTAACATTAATATCTATTATATCGTTTGCCATTATCGTGTTACATCATTAGTTATTGAAAAGTTTCCACTTATGTATGTTTTAACAGTACCATCTGCTTTAATTAATTCAATGTCATAAATATAATTTGCAGCATCAATATTAATTATTTGTCTGTTAATTCTAAATGAACCTGTAGCAGCATTTGTAATAGTTATTCCTGCACTTGCAACAGAAGTTAAAGAAAGAAATATTACACCTCCATATTCTTTTCTTAATTGCATTCTTAACGTGCAACCTGTTAAATTTAAAGCAACAGAATTAACAAGCATTTGAAAGTTTACTGCTTCAAATGTATCTCCTTTTATATGTGTAAAATCTAAAGCCATTATTTGTCTTTATTTAGTTTGTTTAAAAATACCTCTAACTTTTTTACGTTAGTTTCTTTTGGCTTGTATGTTTCTTTTATATTCATCTTTTTTGATAATGTAATAAACCATTTTTTACTGCGTGTAAATGATTTTCGTAATTTGTAACCCATTCCAAATTTTCAAGTTTATTATCTGTTTTTATACAATTAATATGATTAACTTGTTTTTTGTTTTCTATATTTTCTATAAAAGATTTTGCAACTAATTGATGTACTAAATGATTTTTTTTAATTCCATCAATATTTAATGTACATCTACAATATCCCTTTGGAGTTATCCAAAAAGGAATTAATTTTCCTTTATAAGTATAAAAAGTTTTTTTTGTTGAAATAATAGGATTTGTCCTTTCTATTTCCCTTGTAATACTTCTTACTCTACCTAAATTACTTACTTCATAATAGCCATTGTATCCACTTATTGGCTTCCAAATTTCTGTTTGCATACGCTTTTTTATTTATGTTAAATTATTAATGTTAATAGAATTGCTAAATTTAAAACCCATCCTGTGAAATTTGCATCTTTATCTGGATAAACATCTGCGTTTGAATTTAGATAATATTCAGGAAATAAAGTTTGATTAAAACTCATATAATCTATAAAGCGATTTGTATAACTTTGTGCAACGTCTCTTTCTTTTTCAATTAAGAAATCTATTTCAGATTTTTCAACTGTAGAACTGTTTTCAGAATTATGTTTAAATACTCCTTTATTTGATACTTTATAAGCTGCGTAAGGTAAAAACTCTACCATTG